TATAAACAAGTTAAACCGACGGATGTATAGAGAGGTCTGTCAGGTAATCTCTACGCCGGTAGTTATTTTTTTAATGTAAATCTAATTTATTCATATCTAAATTATCAATCACTGTAAAAACAAGCAAATAGGCAGCCTAAGCAGAGTTCCTTATCGAGCAGGTTTTCCTTTAGCAAACGCTGAAATTCCAGATTTCTTGTTTTCTAGGTACAACAATTGAAATGTTGAAATATGGTTACAATTGGGCCAACTTTCATGGCCCTAAAAAATAACTACCGGCGTAGAGATTACCTGACAGACCTCTCTATACATCCGTCGGTTTAACTTGTTTATATATATTCGAATCTAATATACATTTACTATATAATGGGTTGTCTAATGCTGGTTTATACAAAAGCTATAATTAAAAACTAACCGCGTGGATCTCTTCTCTTCCCACTTCAGGGGCTATGATTGAGGAATAACCGCGTGCTTCGCCTCCTTTCGCTATTGCAATCCTGGCACCAAGGATCCTGGTTCCTTCTTCCTGTGAAGTGAAGGGTAGGAACTGTTCCTTGGGAGTTTTAGTTCGCTCTTCAACTTGTGCTACTCTCTTCATCAATTCTTCTTCACATCTATATCTACAACGACACTTGTAACTACCAATAACAGTTCCATGCGTGTCTAACTTCACATTGTTAAGGAAGTCCACATCATGGTACTGGTTTGCAGTAGTGTCCGGGGATTGGCTAAAAGCAGATCGCCCTATCCCCGCCTCTAGTGGCCTGTTGGAGGAAGGTTGACTAGAACCAGTTCGCCCTAGCTTCGCCTCTAGTAGATTGTAGTCACCAGGTTTGAGTTGTCTCATACCTCGATTATATAGCATAGTATCGAACATATTCGTATCGACAAAAAATATATAATCCAGGTCAAACCATGAACGTAAAGAGAGCTCAGGTACAAGGTGTTGGAGCAGCGCACGGTACATTTCATACATAGCAGGTCCATGTCCATACATAAGCATAAGCGATTGTTCAACGTTTTCAATAGTCTTTTCGTTATTAGGGCCATCACGTCCACGAATCCATAAAGGTGAGTCAAATATAGCATCAATTTCGGAAGGATCCAAGTAACATTCGCGATAAGGGTGGAGCTGATAAGTTCGAGATATGAATGAAAA